TCAAGGGTTAAGAAGTCAAGCCGTATTGGTGAGATTACTTATGGATTCGCTTCTCAGAAGTTTTCAGGTGGTGCAACCACTAAGACAATCTGGGGCGGTTCAGAATTCGGTTCTAATAAGTATAAGCAGTTCCCTGTCTGGTCAGGCCGTGAAGGTCGAGGCTCTAAGGGCTGGTTTATCTATCCAACGCTTCGCAAGATTCAACCGCAGATCGTGGCTAGATGGACTGAATCATTCGATAAGATTTTGAAGGAGTGGACATAATGGCAACAGGTACAAGAGCGTTAACGCTCAAGCTTCTTGCTGATGTCGATAACTTCACTAAGAACCTTGATAAAGCCGATAATGATGTTTCTTCTTTTGGCGACAAAGTTGGAGATTTTGGCAAGAAGGCTGGACTAGCCTTTGCAGCAGCAGGAGCAGCAGCCGTTGCCTATGCTGGCAAGTTAGCAATCGATGGAGTTAAGTCAGCCATTGAAGATGCAGCCGCTCAAGAGAAGTTGGCTCTTACTCTTAAGAATGTTACTGGCGCTACGGACAAGCAGATAGCCGCCACAGAAGATTACATAACCCAAACCTCATTAGCCTTTGGCGTTACTGATGATGACCTCAGACCATCCCTAGAACGCCTTGCACGGGCTACTGGAGATGTCGAAAAGGCTCAGAAGCTTCAGACTGTAGCCCTAGATGTCGCAGCAGGCTCAGGCAAGTCATTAGAGGCCGTCACAAACGCAATGGCAAAGGCCGCCGAAGGCAATACTGCATCCCTTGCTAAGTTAGGCATTGGGCTTACATCTGCTCAGCTAAAGACCATGAGCATGGATGAAATCACAGCCAAGCTTGCAAGCACTTTTGAAAACCAAGCCTCAACCAAGGCTGATACATTCCAAGGTAAGTTAAACCGCCTTCAAATTGCTTTCGATGAAGGAAAAGAGACCGTTGGTAAATATATTCTTGATGCGATTACTCCTATGGTCGACATCATTGTTAAGCAAGTTATCCCTGCAATCTCAGACTTCACTTCCAACCTTGGCGACAAGCTTCAACCAGTCATGAAAATTATTCAGCCAATCCTTAGCGGCTTACGATCAGCATTCAATTCAGTCCGAGATTCCTTGGCTTCCAATAACGATGAATTACAGCCTTTCTATAACTTCATGAAGGCTATTTTTAACTTTGCTAAAGATTACCTAGCACCGGCCATCGGTGAGACTTTAGGATTCGCTTTCAAGGCTTTGGGTAAAATCATTGCTACTGTCATTGATGGTTTCGCAGACTTCGTAGATAGAATTACAAAAATCTACAATACGATTAAAGGCATTATTGATGCCATCAAGGGTGCAGGTTCAGCCGTAGGCAACTTCTTCTCAGGAGCCTCATATTCAGGCGGAGCAACATCTCCTGATGCGACCCCATTAATGCCATCTCCATCGACTCCATCAGTCCCACAGTATATTTATGCTGGCATGGCTGGGACTACTAATATCACTGTTAACGGCGCAATTGATAGCGAATCAACCGCTCGCCAGATCGTGACTATTCTCAACGACTCCTCAGCTCGAGGAACGCTTGGTGGAAGCTTAATCTACGCATGACAGCCTGGACTCCAACCTACAAGATTCAAGTAGACGGCACGGAAGTAACCGATGTTACTGTTGCTAATCTGACAATCACTTCTGGCCGTACTGATATCAACCAACAGCCAGTCGCTGGGTATTGCCAATTACAGTTACTTAACTTTGATAACAGTTCTTATGACTTTACAGTAGGCACAAGCCTTTCAGTCGAAGTGACCAATTCTTCTGGAGTTTATGTACCTATTTTTGGTGGGTTAATATCCGATTTTACAATCTCTGTAAATAAGGCAGGAAGCCTTGGATATACGACAGCGGCAACTATCACCGCTTTAGGTGCATTATCTAAATTACCTAAATTCATTGATAATGGAGTGCTATCAGCCGATTATGATGGTGACCAGATTTACACTCTTTTATCGGGTTATCTTCTAGGTCAATGGAATGAAGTATCTCCATCTCAAACTTGGGCTACTTACAATCCCACAGAAACTTGGACTAATGCAGTTAATATCGGGTTGGGTGAAATCGACCAGCCAGGCGATTATGAACTTATTGCACGATCATCTAGCAAAACAGACCTTTATTCACTTTGTACAGATATAGCCAATTCAGCCTTCGGCGTTCTTTACGAAGATGCCAACGGCAATATCGGTTATGCAGACCAGACTCATAGACAGGATTACTTGGCTGCAAACGGCTATACAACCCTTGATGCCAATAACGCCAATGGGGTAGGACTTGCTGCAACCACCCGCGCAGGTGATCTTAGAAACTACTTCAGCGTTAACTACGGCAACAATGGAAGCAATTCTTATGTGGCTCAAGATACGACCAGCCAGTCTATCTATGGCACATATGGAGAATCTTTGACTTCTCGCATTAAGAACCAATCAGATGCGGAAAGCCTTGCTGACCGCTATATCGATTTAAGAGCTTATCCTTATCCTAAATTCCAGGCTATAACTTTCACACTTGGAAACCCTGAAATCGACGATTCCGACAGAGATGCTTTGATCAATATATTCTTAGGCCTGCCAATCTGGATTCAGAACCTGCCGCCCAACATTACAGGCGGTTCTTTTCAGGGATATGTTGAAGGATGGACATTCAGGGCTTCGCTCAATAATCTGAGCATAACTTTCAATGCTTCTCCGATAAGTTTCTCCCAAGTTGCGGTAAAATGGGAACAGGTAAATGCAGCGGAGACATGGAACACAATTAACACCAGCCTAACCTGGCTTGATGCGATAGGAGTAGTAGCGTAATGGCAACAACAACCACGAACTTTGGGTGGGATATCCCTCAGTCGACAGACCTTGTAAAGGATGGCGCTACCGCTATTGCTGCACTTGGCCAAGATATCGACACAGCCTTTATTGACCTTAAAGGTGGAACTACTGGACAGGTATTGGCTAAGGCATCAGGTACAGACCTTGACTTCTCATGGGTTGCTCAAGATGACTCAAACGCTATTCAGAACGCTATAGTCGATGCTAAGGGTGATCTCATTGCTGCCAGCGCAGCTGATACTCCAGCCCGTCTAGCAGTCGGAACTAACGGACAAGTCCTTACAGCTGATTCAACAGCATCAACTGGCTTGGCTTGGGCTACAGTTTCATCTGGTGGATTTACCTTGCTATCAACAACAACCCTTTCAGGCGCAAGCACAACAATCTCAAGTATTAGCCAGTCTTACAATTCACTTTTGGTGCTTGTCACAGGAATCTCATTTAATGCTACATCTGGCGCTTATGCTGGTTGTCAGGCTAATGGCACTTCAAACCTTGCCAGCACAATTCGCCAAATCGGTAATGGCGGAACAGCCGTTGCCCAGGCAATCGCTGCCGGTGATATTCAGATGAGCTATAACAACTATATTTTGAATAATACTAATAATGCTTTTAGCATCACTATCGATAACTACGCATCAACAACTAACTACAAGCCTTATCGCGTTACTGGTCAATATATTAATAACTCTAGTGTTACCGAGACAACAAATGGCGGTGGAAACATCCTTACAAACTCAGCCATTTCATCTCTCAAGTTCACAGCAGATACTTCATCTTTCAACGGCGGAACAGTCAGAATCTACGGAGTCAAATAATGCCTAATCCAACAATTAAGATTTATAACGCTGAAACAGGCGAAGAAGTAGAACGCGCAATGACTAAGGCTGAATATGAAGTTCATTTAGCCGATGTGGAAGCAGCAGCCGCTATTCGCAATGAAGAAGCTGCAAAGGCTAATCAGAAGAATGCTCTCCTTGAGCGCCTTGGGTTAACTTCAGAAGAAGCATCCTTGCTACTGGCATGACTCCAAAGTTATGCAAAGCCGGACAGCAACTAAGAGAGCAGTTCGATGATACTTTTCCAGACCGAGATAGAACCTCGGATGGATGGATCGCAGATGCTCGACATGTCGCAGCTGGTAAGTCTGACCATATTCCAAGCGCTGATAGCCAGACAGTTAGGGCTATCGATGTTGACAGGGATGTATCTGGTAAGGCAAAACCCGACCTCATGCCTGACATTGCTGACCAGATTCGACTCTGCGCCAAAGCCGGAGATAAAAGGGTCGCGTACATCATCTTCAATGGTCGCATCGCATCGTCTCGCTTGGGTTGGCGTTGGAGAAAGTATTCAGGATCTAACCCGCATAAGCATCATTGCCATATTTCTTTCACTCCAAAGGGCGATACAGATGGTTCGTTCTTTAATATCCCAATGTTAGGCGGCACTAAATGAATATGAAGCATCCAGCAGTAGTCTCACTTGGAGCGTTCCTAGCAGTATGGGGAACTACTTCTAATTTTGCTTTGGATTATCGATCCATTCTCGGTTCAATCGTTGCTGGCGTATTCGGTTACGCATCTCCTAAGAAATGACCGCGCAGGACTTCGCAGCTATTGCCGTTGCGATTATTACAGTTCTTGGCGGCGTAGCAGCTTATGTCCAGTTCATGATTAAGCATTACCTATCAGAACTTAAGCCGAACTCCGGTTCCAGTCTTAAAGACCAAGTTGGAAGATTAGAAGCGCGTGTCGATACCATTATCGACTTGTTAGGTAAGTAACACTTATCTCATGGCGAAGAAAAGACCAGTCATAGATCTTGATACTTATAACGCTTTGGATGCTTACTGTATTGCTCTTAATGAGTATTACAAATCCTTAAGAAAAGCAGGGTTCACAGAAACCCATGCTTTCTGGCTGTTATCAGATCGTGAAACATTTCCTGACTGGATTATCCCTAACTTGCCTAATCGAATAGACAATATCCCCTATGAGGATGACGACGAGGACTAAATGAAACGAATCGTTATTCTGAGCGACCTACAGGTTCCCTTCGAGGATGTACATGTCACTCAGAACATAGCAAGATTCTTACAGAAGTTTAAGCCAGACCAGACAGTCACAATCGGAGACGAGATTGACTTTCAAACCATTAGCAAGTGGTCAGAGGGAACCCCTCAAGCCTATGAGCAGAGCCTTGGCGATGATCGTGACAGATGTGTCGAACTCCTCTGGGAATTGGGTGTTACTGATTGCATCCGAAGCAACCACACAGATCGTTTATATAACATCATCATGAAGAAGATTCCATCGTTTCTTAGCCTTCCAGAGCTGAGATTCGAGAAGTTCATGAAATTCGATGAACTAGGAATTACCTTTCATAAGAACCCTATGAATATCGCTCCAGGCTGGATAGCCGTTCACGGCGACCATACGCCTATCAAGAATCTTGGTGGACTTTCAGCCCTCGAGGCGGCTCGTAGACACGGTAAGAATGTTATTTCAGGGCATACTCACAGAGCAGGCCGTAGCGCCTTCTCAGAGGCCTCTGGAGGCCGTTTAGGGCGTGTTTTGCATGGTGTCGAGGTTGGTAATCTAATGGACTTTAAGCAGGCTTCATATACCAAGGGAACGGCTAATTGGCAGCAAGCTTTTGCCATTATGTATGTTCAAGGTTCTACAGTTCAGGTGGATTTAATCAACATTGAAAAGAACGGCACTTTTATAGTTCAGGGGAAGGTCTATGGCAGGCCGAGAAAGTGACTTGGCTTACAGCCTAGACGATGCCATCGATGAAGTGGAATTGTTACCATTTCGTTATCAAAATGTGCTAGTTGAGGTCGAACTGCCGTTGTAAGGTTCTCTCAAGAAGCCAGAGATTCTGGTGGAATGGGAGCAAAAATGACAGTATTACAGCTAATACTTTTAGCTACTCATGGACTAATCGGTCTGTTTATGTACAAGACTGGTTACCATGACGGACAGGTAGAAGGTCGCATCGAGCAGTTCCAGGCGAATCGATGAACGCAGGTGACTTCCTTACTGAAGCAAGAGCAATCATCCAAGATCGTGGAATGGACTACGGTCACCCGACAGACAATATGTCCAGAACAGCATCCCTTTGGTCTGCATACCTCGAGATGCCAGTTACAGATTACCAAGTGGCTATGTGCTTGGCATTGGTCAAAGTCGCAAGAAGTATGGAAACTCCAAAAGTCGATAATTTCATCGATGGTGCAGCGTACTTTGCTATATCAGGACAACTAGCTACAGAGGAGAATGATTTATATGTTTAATTTAGA